AGACCCGCCGCCGGCCTACCGCTCGTGCCTTACGCTCTCGGCCGGCGGCGGATCTCGCCGTTCAGAACGGGAATGGCAATGCAGGCTGGATCAGCTGCAGCGCGGTGAAAAATCCGAGTGCAAAGGCGAGTACGAGCAGCCCGAGGGCGTTGATCAGTCCAGGCAGGTTCATTGTTTCCTCCAGGGGCGTGAGGCGTATTCGCTGTCGGGCACGACGACCAGGTGCGGTGGTGACGCATTCGAGGTCGTCGGCGCCGATGGGGTGTTCACGGAGAGTTGCACCTGGTTGGATGCCGGCCGGGGGATGGCGCCGACGCAGGTGACTGTCTGCTTCCACCTCTCGTACATCAGCTCGGCAATGCAGGCGCCTTTGCTGCGGATGGCATAGCCGGAGCCGACCAGGTCCCAGCTGGTCAGGTCCAGCTGACGGCCATCTGCATCGAGGAAGGCGAACATGTATTGGTCGCCTTTCTTCTTGCTGTAGAGGTGGGCGGTGATGGTGATGCTGCGGCCGGCGAAGGGATGCGGGTTCAGCTCAGCAGGCGGATCAGTTGGCCGACCAGATAGAGGCTGAGCAGGAACAGCCCCAGGCGCAGGAGAACGCGCCGCAGGATCCACAGCAGCGGTTTGAGCAGGGGGCGCAGCAGCACTCGGAGCAGATGCCACAGCAGGCGTGGGAGGGGCTGGAGCAGCGTTGCCGCCGACGACCTTGAGAGGTCCCATATAGCTGACAAAGCCAATAGTGCAGGCCAGCAGTGCCAGTAGAAAAACCAGCTTAGGGGACCGGAGCAGACTCTTGCCGGCTTTGGTGTCCTGGGTCTTGCCGGTGGCGGTGGACTGGTAGAGGGCGAAGGTCTGCTGCTTGATTCGCTTGTATTCGACGATGGTGCCGTCAGCGGGTGGTCGGTTGAGCTGGGCGTCATGTTGCGCCTCCTTGTAGCGGCCGGGGATGCCGATCACTGCGAGGTTGGAATGCTTGTAGGCCATCTCGCTGGTCATGCGGATGTCGTCGCGGATGTAGCTGATGTTCGGGGTGGTCAGGACAATGTCCCAGTTGAAGTGCCGGTGCCGGGTCCAGGCATCGAGCCAACCCATGGGCCGATCCGCTTCGTGCGCTGCTTCGGGGCCGCCGGGGTAGTCAAATTTCTCCAGGTCCTTTTCACGCCAGGATTTGGGGAACAAGAGTTGGGTTTCGTCGAAGATCAGGAACGCGCCGCGGGGCGCCCACTGGAACCAACTGCGCATGCGGTCGAGGTCGGCCAGGGATTCGAGATCGAGGTTGATGATTTCGGCGGTGTTGGGCAGGTTGGGGAAGACTTGGTAAGCGCGCTCCAGGGTGAAGCCGCGGACGTTGGTGATGATGACGCGGCCTTCCTTGAGCGCCGGGACGGCATCGTCCTGGATTGCGCCGGAGGTCTTGTACGAGCCATTAGGGCCGTGGTGAATCTTGATGGACATGGGTCACCTCCCGATGAAGGGCACGAAGCGCATGCAGAAGCGCGTGACGGCCGCGACGAAGATGATGTTGAGGGCCTGCGGGACGCCGAAGAACGACAGTGCGGAGGCGATGGGGGCCGGTAGCGCGGCGTACATGGAGCGCACCAGCTGGCCGACGCCAAGGCCTTCGATCAGGTCGTTGGCAACGGTGAAGCTGACGTCGATCAGCAGGAGGAAGGTCTGTAGCGCACCGACCATGGCGGCCTTGGTGGCGACGACGAGGCCGTCCTTCACGAAGTCGTAGACGCCCTGGGCGAAGAAGTTCCAGAGCCACTGGAAGAAGCCGAGGATCTGGTCGAGAAAGCCGGAGAGCCATTCCATGAGTCACTCCTTGAGGATGATGAGTGCGGCGATCACGGCCGCCATCAGCAGCAGTGCGAGTCGCAGGTTGGAAAGCTGGTCGGCGTAGTCGGCGACACAGAAGCGGTAGGACTTTTTCCAGACGGTGAAGGAGTCGCACGGCAGTTGGCCGCCGCCGGCGGAGAGCTGGAGGTTGAAGGCGCCTTTCATCTGGTCGACGTTGGCCTTTACCTTGTCCTTGAGTTCCTTCTTGGCTTCGTCGAGGCGTTGGTCCCACTCTTCGTTGGCTTTGTCCCAGCTGCCGGCGTCGGGGGTGTTCAGGCCGGTTTCGGGGCCTTTGCCACCGCCGCAGACGTAGCCCTTACTCGGGTCGCATTCGCCCTCGCCGTCGTCTTCGCCGTCGCCATCGTCACTGCCGTCGTGATCGCCGTTGCCACTTCCAGAGCCATTGCCTGAGCCATTGCCTGAGCCATTGCCAGAGCCGTTACCCGATCCGCCGCCGTCATCGTCGTGCCAGCAATCGCCGTCAACATCACAGGGCTCACCGGAGTCGTCGTCTTCGCCGTCATCGGCGCCACCGCCTTCGTCACCGTCTCCCGTGGGCTCAGCCACACAGGCAGTGCCGGACCAAGCCTGACCTGCCGGGCAGCCGGGGTCATCCGGGTCTGTCGGTTGGGTTGGGGAGTCCGGAGGCGAATCGGGATTGGGTGGATCGCCCACGTCGGGGCCGGGTGCGTCTTCACTGCTGCAACGCTCGCCATCGCTGGTCATGGAGTAGTTGCAGAAGCCGGTGTCGGTTGAGCCGCTGAGCAGGTAGCAGGATGCGGCCTTGCTGCTCGCCGAGCCGTACTGGCAGCCGGCGCTGCACACCGTGGATGGAGGTGTACTGAGGATGTACACGCGACCAGAGACGGTGGTCGCCGGGGAATCAGACCCTCGCGTCAGTAACTGCTGCCCCGCCTCACAGGATGGCAGCGCTTTGCAGGCCTCACCGTCCTTGATTTGATCCGCAGAGCAATCGCAGCCACCGGTAGCAACGTTGTAAGTCTGCGCAGGGGGGCATGAACTCCCGTAGCGATTGAGCCCCATGTAGGAGGTCCTAGGTAAAACATTGTCAACTTTCGGTGTGCCTCTAAAGATGCACTGGTAATAAGTCGGCCGTTCAAAATAGGACGATCGGGGGTCGTACTTGAAATCAAGAGTCGGGCTCTGCAGTTTGTTGGCTACATACCACTCACAGCCTTCCGTGACGGATGTCGCGTAATAACCTGAGTTCACGTACCAGCGATAGAAGTCGCTGGCCCCGGCTTGCCCAAGCATCACCAGCAACAACAGCCCTAAAGAAAGCCGCTTCATGGTGTTCCCCCCAAGCAAAAAGAACCCCGCCGAAGCGGGGCTCAAGTTCGGCACATTCGGTGCGATCAGAAGAATTCGCCGCAGCGGTACCCGGTGATGAAGGCGCCGGCGAAGAACGCCCCCAACCACACCGACCACAGCACCGGTTACGCCTTGCGCAACATGCTGTAGATCAGGCCTGCGCAGGCGAGGATGACCAGGGCGCCGACGATGTAGCCGCCGATGTTGGACATGTCCTGCTTGCCGTCGCTGATGGCGCTTTCCACCGCCGAGGTGTCGATGACGCTGCCGGCCCAGGCGGGGACGGAGCTGGCGGCGGTCACGGCGCCGGCGATGCACAGGTTGCGGAAGGCAGTTACCGGGTTGATGTTTTGCAGTGCGTTCATGGTTGTTACCTCTCTATCGGGCTTTACGGAGAAGTGACGCGACCCAGCCCGTCAGCAGGCCCGTCACGAAGGCTCCCAGGACGCCCGCAGCACCGACGCTGAAGGCCTCCAGAGAGAACCCGCCGTTGGCCAGGAGCTCCACGGCTCCGGCGGCTTCGGGCGGTATCAGGTAGGCCTGTTGCCATTCGAGCTGCTGGCAGCGCATCAGGCCGTCCGCGGTGGACGCCCAGCTGGTGCAGACCTGTATGGCAACAACGCCCAT